CGGACGAGGGTACGTCCATCATGGGGGGTGTCAAAGGGTACGCCGGTCGCCCCGGTTACAGGGACGCTAAGCTCGCCCAAGCCATCGGAGGCTACCTCGCAGATCACGGCGTACGCTCAGGTGCTATGACGGGTAAGAGTAGCCCCATGGCAAACAAAGCTTTTGAGGACATACTAAAGACTATCCCCGAGAAAGGTATGCGGGAAGCTGCGCCTACACGACAGGTTATCGCCAACTTGGTCGAACAAGGGGCGCTTCGTCCTGATGATTTAAATGCGACCACCCATGCCGCAATGTCGCTTCTTCGCAAAGAAGCAGGCATGCTGCCGCTCAACATGGCGGACATGAACCTAACGAAAGAAGAGATGAAGGTGTATGACGAGGTCGTACGTATCCTCCAAGGCGGACCAGAGACACCTACCCTACGTGGTAGCAGTCGTACACTCGGTCGCCGCGTCGCAGAGACTTTGACCGACAACGAACGCTTCATCGTACAGACGCTTATTGGTCAGGCACGCCAAGGAACGGAGTTCCCTATCGGCGCAGATGAAGCGATGGACTTCAGAACCAGAGCGCAGAAGATCGCAGGTCTCACTAAGAACGTGATGAAGGCTGCTCCGCCTGCTGTACTCGCCCCGTTACAGGCGACACGTGCTGCCGCAGGCGTTGCCGCAAGGCCCCTTACCCATTTGGCGAAGGGCGTAGTACAACCTGTGATGAGATCTCGCTTCCTAGCTGGGGCGAGGGTTGCGACTTCTCTCCCTGCGGAGCTGTTGATCAACCACTTCCTTGCTTCAAACGAAGCTATCAGAACAATGCAGGACATCCGAAACCCTGAGTTGGGTGTGCCTCTCCTACGTAAGCAGGTAGAGCTTACAGGTGTCCCTGCTGGTTTGCCCGGTGAGACTATGTTTGAGTCCGGTATCGCTACGCAGGAAGAGCTTGACGACCCCTCCCGAATCTTGTTTGAACAACGAGACACACGGGACTACACACCTAAGCTTCTACCCAACAATACCTTCTTACGTATCATGTACCAGCTTCAGAACATGGATCCTGCTGAGCAGGACATCAGCGGTTACCTAGACGGTCTTGTTCGAGAGGGGTTGGTTACGAGAGAACTCGCAGGCTTCATGGCAAAACTGCTAGATGAGTACGGTGGTGAGGATGTCACCATGGGGAGCCTCCGGGCGGATGATGCAGAAGCATTTAGGGAGAGATAGTTATGGCACTAAGCGGAAAGCAGATCCAAGGGATCATCAGAACACACAAAACCAAGTCTCGATCGGAGCGTTCCGACTGGGACCGATGGCGCTCGTGGTACATCTCCGAGTACTGGGGAGGCATGCAGGACCAACCCACAGGTTCGATGCCTTTGGACGGCGTTACATCCGAGGGGATAAACTTCGAGACGAACTACCCCTACGCGTACATTGATACGATGATCGCCAACATCTGTCCGCAGAACCCACAGATGACTGTGCTTGCTAGGCGTGACAAGCTACGTGAGGCGGCACAGTTTCGGGAAGCCCTCATCAACGACGCGTTTAACCGCAACAAGCTACACACCAAGTTGTGGAAGACAGCCATCAGCACGTCCATCTGCGGCAGGGCCTTCACCAAGACAGTGTGGAACTTCCGTAAGCAGTCAGCGGAGATCTTCGCCGTCGATCCACGCTTCGTGTTCTTTGACATGTCTGCTGCCAAGTGGGAAGACATTCGCTACTTGGTCGAGGTGACAGTGCTTACCGAAGCCGAGTTCAAGACCCGCACGAAGAAAAAGAAGAACCAGCAAAGTACCCTGTACAACAAAAAGGTCGCTGACAAGGCGATCTTCGCGGGCTACCCCACGTGGTTAAAAGACCGCGCCCAGAACTCGTCGATGCTCAACGAAGCGTCGCAGAGCGTGTACCGTTGGGTGACCGTATACGAGGTGTATGACTTCGAGGGCGAGGGCAGGTACTATCATTACCTCGACAACGTAGAAGAGCCTTTGTTTGAGGGAGACCTACCATTCAGCTACGTGAAGAACCCCTTCTCGTTCTTGTCATTTAACGAGAACATGTCGAACCTCGCGGGCTTGTCGGATATTAAGCTGATTCAATCTCTACAAGAGCGACTTAACGAGATTGATACGCTGGAGCTGTGGCACGCGCACACCTCGACACCTGTCATGTTGGTGAATACATCTCTAGTAGACAACCCGGAAGACATCATGACTTCCCTCGCGGATGCTAACCAGCCGGGTTCTATGGTGGCTGTGCATGGTAAAGCGAACGCTCCCCTTGGAGATCTCATTGGGCAAACGCCAATCCCAGCCATTACGCCCGCCTTTGCTGACATGCGTAACCGATGTAATCAAGTCATTGAGTTTATCCTCGGCATCCCTCAGTATAGTCGGGGGGTTGTGGGTGTGGCGGACGTTGCTACGGAGGTCGCGCTTGCCGACACTGCGACCCGAACAAGAAACGGACGACGAATAAAGCAGGTCGAAGATATACTTAAAGATATGGCGCAGAAGATCGTAGCCTTGTATGAAGAGTTCTTACCTTCGGAAAGCGACTTGCCCATCCGCTTGACAGACAGTCAAAAGGTGCTGCGGGTTAACCGGGAGACACTACGCTTCCGGCAAGATCGCCCAACTCACGAGGGCTCCCTAGAGTATGACTACGAAGCTATCCCATACTCGCCTACAGAGAACCATCGCCTTGTGCAGCTACAGAAGCTACAGCAGTACCTGCCTCTTTTGGTTCAGTCTCCTATCGTAGACAAGGAGAAGCTCATCACGAAGCTGCTTGACCTCCTCCAGATGCGCGAAGTGTTGGTCGTACAGAAAGGACCAACGGCACCTCCCGCTGTCATGCCTCAAGGTATGCCTCCCGGAGCACCTCCGGGCATGCAAATGCCTCCGGGTATGCCGGGTCCGTTGCCTCCTAATGCTAACCTTGATACACTCAACTCGGGCGCGTTGCCCGAAGGTACCGAACTACCACCCGTCCCAACACCCATGGGCGGACCGGGTAACCCAATGATTTAGGAGTATCCTATGGCCAATGGAATAAGAGAACAACGAGCAGATCAAATGCCTGACATCATGGAACTATCTTCCCGCCTTATGAGCGAGGAAGGTATGGGAGACGTGCAGACTTCTGAGGACGAAGAGATTGATTCTTTGGTTCAAGAGTTGGCGTTGACTCTTGAGGAGCATGGCGTTGAACACCCAAAGACCAAGTCGATCTTAAACCGTCTTGAAGAACTAAAGGTGGAGAAAGACGCAGCCATTGCTCAAGCAATGAAGGCTGACCCTCACGGCTTCGGGCAAGACAAGGCTGTTGCGAAAGGCACCAAAGACCTAAGTCAGGGCGCAGCCGACACAGCTACCGAAGGCGGCAGAGGCGGACCTAAGGGCACGGGTGCTGGTACGGGTGATGCTCTTGAGAGCAAGCCTAAGCCTGCAAGCGGCGGCACTGCCGATGCTTCCGAGAAAGCGGGTAAGCCGATCGGTGGCGGTACTTCAAAGAGATGATGCGCGTTCCCCTCAAGAAAATCCTTGATATCGCGGGCTCTGTCCTTCGTCTTGTGGCCCCCTTGGTCCGCAAGAAGAAGGGTAGATCTAAGTGTAAGTGTGAGAAGAAGTAATGGCTAAGATGTCCGAAATCGCGCAAAAGCGTATGCAAAAGAAGATTCGCGACAACGTAAAGAGCGACAAGCCTAAGTCAAAACCCAAGAAGAAAGGGGGGTACTGATGCCCGGAATGCCTAATAAACTTAAAGCTTCTCAAAAGGCTATGCTTAAAAAACACGCTAATCATCACAGCCCCGAGCACATGAACATTATGCGTCAGAAGATAGCTGCCGGTATGTCTTTCGATGAAGCACACAAAGAAGCAAAGAAAAAAGTTGATTCCTAATGCCTATGTATGATTTTAAGTGCCCCGAGGGGTGCGGTTACTTCTCTGACATCTACGTTCCGCTAGCACAACACGGCTCAACAACGTGCCCCGAGTGCAACGCGAAGCTCGAAACGGTCATCAACGAGGTCGCCCTCGTCGGGCCGATGCCATCAAAACCTCTTGTTGTTAAACAGGTAGGCCGTACGTTTGAAAACGGGGCGGATTGGCGTGAGTACCAACGCAAGAATCCTGACTGTGAAATCATCTCGGCTGATTCTTCGGCTTGGAGGAAGCATAGGGACATGGCGGCAGAAAAAGCCGAGGCCACGGCCCGCCGCATGGGCTACCGAGATCTCGAAGATAAGAAGAAACGGCGTAAAAAAGAAAAGGCTAAACAGTCTGGTAGACTTGACAAGAATATTTACGTCCACTAATCAGCTTGTAATGAGGTACGCATGCCTGCTATGAACGATCTACTTACCCGACTACAAGAATCTCCTCCCGAGACCGAGATGGAGTTGCGTGCTGCTTTGCGCGAAACAGGGTACGATCTGATCATGCAGGAACCATCTTCTGGGGAGGATGAGTACGCTTCGGACGAAGAGTCCGATGCGCCTATGGCCGCTGACGCAGGAGAAATACCTGACGACATCAAAGAGATGTTGTCTGCGATGATGCCTGTTACTCCCCCCGCAAAACACGATCTAAGCCATAAAGGACGTGGCAAGGCTCGCATCAAGGTGGCAAAGTTCGTCTTGGGCGGTGATTCTAAAGGGAGGGATAAATGAGCGAAGAAAACCTTGAGGTGGGGGTCCCTGAGACCGCCGAGGCGGCGGAAGCTGCACCCGTAGCGGATGCGCCTGCTGCCGAGGCACCTGCCGAAGCGGTGTCCTCCCTAGCTGCTGAAACAGCGTCTCAGCCAGAAGCAGAGGCCCCTGCCTCTTTTCCCTCCGCAGATGAGTTTGGTTGGGACGACTGGAACGGGAGCCACGAAGCGTTCCCCGAACAACTTCAACCTTGGGCTCAGAAGTTCCACGGGCACTACGATACCAAGATGAAGACTATGACTGCGGACATGGACCGCAGCAAGGAGATCTACGACGCTCTCCTCGGGGGCCAAGAAGACCCCCGGCTTGCTGATTATCAGCAGCAACTAACGTCGTGGGAGTCTAAGCACTCGGGGCTCCATGAGCAGCACCGTCAGCTTACAACAGAGTATCAAGAGTTTCAACGGGTAGTTAGCGAAGCCATCGAACAGGAAGCCGACGAGTACGCGAAAGCGTTCCAAGAGGCAAATCCCTCTCTCTTTGAGGACGGAGAGTTGAAGGATACGTTCGTGTCATTGCTTAACGAAGAATGGAGTGTAGAGTCAGCAGCGGTAGCGGCGCGGTTACCGCCGGTGGCTCTTGAGGTAGCACGGAAGGCAAAGGCGGATGGTGTCCCTGACAACTACGCTCTCCGCCTTGCTGAAAAGGCGAAGAGCCAACCTGCAAAACCACGCCCCGGAGCCCAGATTACATCTGGTGCGTCAACCCCGGCACGTAGTCCAGAGCAAGCTTCGCTTGACCCGGACACACGTGCAATGTCATTGCGGGATTTCCGCACCTTAGCAGCGCGTAATGCTATTCAAACTAAGAAAAGGAGGGCCTAACCATGGCCATTTCACCAGACGTTCTCGCGACGGCACTCAATGAGTTGATGCCTTCGTATAGTGAGTTGTTCGTCAAGTTCCATCCTCTTATGGAGAAGATCTTGATCAACGGAAACCTTGATAGCGCAAGCCTCAAAGGGCCTGAGCGTGAGTTCGCGGTTGTTACCGATGGACCGGGTACTGTTACCCACGTCCAAACGGGTACCGAGATCATCGCAGGCGGTCGCGCACAAAACGCACATCGTGGTAAGGTCGTAGCACCTCGCCTCATCTACGCGTTCGACGTGCCCGGTAAGGACCTTGCAGAAGCAAACGGCGAGATGGACCTCGCTCGTATCCTTCAGCACTACCCTGAGTTGGCTCTGTCCGACTTCCACGAGCGTATCTCTCGTCAGCTTGGTACTGGCGACTCTGCGATCACCGGCGACGGTGTGGAGTCTTTCTGTACGCTGAACGGTAACCGTTCGTTCAACCCAAATGGCGCTGCTACTGCACGCGATGGTTTCATGGCGGCGTTGTCGTTGGCAAACAACAACAACACGGTCCACGACCTGCTCTGTAACGGTGGCGGCGGTGCTGCTATCACAGGTTGGGGTAACCAGTACGAGGACATCACCTCGTTCGCTGTTAACGGTCGTAGCCAAATGCGTAAGGCTTACTTCGCCGCTTCTCGTCAAGGCAAGACCTCTGGTCCTGTTGACTTGATGATCGGTGATGAGTCCTCGTACCTCAACTACATCGACGATTTGGACGACCAAGTCCGCGTTGTTAAGGTTGAAGGTGACAAGGCTCCGCCTCTGGTACGTCAAGGTGTCAAGTTCTTGGAAGCCGATTTCTTCCTCGACGATGCGATTGACATTGCTTCGGCTGCTTACACTGGCGCGGGTACCAACGGTGGTACTTCGAGCACAGCAGGCGCTGACGGTATCATCTACGGGTTCAAGACCCCGACATGGCACCTCTTCACCCTCGGACACGACGCAAGCCGTGAGACGAAGGGCGACTTCGCTGTTCGCGGTCCGTTCCGTATCCCGGATCAGGACATTTACCGCTACGAGTTGGTGCTCATGATGGGCATGCACACTACGCAGCTTCGTTCTAACTTCGTCGTCACCGGCGCAGGCACACCTTAAGGAGGTCTCATGTCTGGATTTACAGCAGCAGGTATTGCATTCAATACCGTCACTGACACACAGCAAGCGCCTCTTGGGTTCGAGCTTACTCGTATGTCGCCTACGGCAGACGAGGGGTTTCAGACTTGGGTCTACGTTAAAGCCAACGGTACTTTTACCGCTGGTATGGTTATCGCTCGGGGTGCTTCTACCTCGACGTACCTTGACGTAATCCCCGCACCAGTCATTACGGGTATCCCCGGCGTGGTCGGTGTTGTTGTGCACGCGATCGCTGACAACCACTTCGGCTTCATTATGAAGAAGGGCGTTTGTTCCGTCGTCGCGGGTACAGGCACGATTGATGATGACGAGGCGATTGTTGTAGATAGCACTGATGCAGGTACGGCTATGCGTGCCACTTCCGGAGCGGGTGTCTCTACGGACGCGGGCTTCGGCTTTGCTTTCGCAGATGCAGACGCTGCCGCCTCAGCGACTTGCTACGTCAACTGTCAAGGTTAGTAGATGAATCTCAAAGAGATTCGGGATGCGATGTTCGCTCAGGCGGATTACTCACCGAGTAGTTCGCCTGAAGCGATCACCCGCGTCAACGGCTTCATAAACAGGGCTTACAATACGTTAGCCTTGGAAGCCCCGTATCTCTTCTTTGAGTCTAAGGTTGGGTTGGTCACCGAACCAGACGTTAAAAGCAAGTCAGGGCTAGAAGATGGCTCTGTCTTGGACCAAGTTGAGTTGGCTCCTGATATGACGATGCCAGCCGGTGCGAAACGTGACATGTGGACGTTCCGCACAACATACACGTTTGCTCAGTACCTCGCCAACCCTAGTCTCTTCACGGGCTGGGACGTATTCCGAGGCTGGGACGGACGCATGATCGATCTCATTGAGGCTAATGGGAAGATACACCGCCACCAGATTCGATCTGTGTGGTACGACTACTCTGACGGCAAAGTCGGAGACAGTCACTTCTATTTTACAGTGGTCAAACCTACTTTTGCGTACGCAGGTACCGGGTATGCTTCGGTCTCTGGTGCTCCGCTGCCTGCGGCCAAGTTTAAGTTCCGCGTCTTTACGGAGGCGTACCCGCTACCTGACAGCACCATAGAGGTCAAGTCTGTGCGGTTACGTGATGAGGCGTTTAGTGTCCCGTTAGACGTGTACGGGCAACAAGAGGCAGAAGATCTTGTCCTCGACGGCCCAGACTCTCAGGTTGCCTCGGGTATACCCCGTTGCATCTTTCGACGGCAACACCTGCACCTCAAAGGGCCTAGCGTGGCCCCTGTCGCTGCGCCATTTCCGCTGACAGACAACAGCCCGACGGTGTGGAAAGGCCCTGAGCCCTACGGTGAGTTTGAGTACAAGGTCACGTACACGTGGGGTAAGCGCGGACTACCTTTGGCTGAAGGTGGTCTCGGACAATGGGAGTCCCAAGGGGTGCCTTACGTGATCACGGGGGCGACAACATACCCGGCGCTACCGACCAACACAGCCCTTGGTCCGTCAGCTAACAGATCTCGGGAGCCTCGTTTTGAGTCGCCCCCATCGCCTGTATCTGCGGAGTACACTGTCCCGGCTCCTCCCGACGGGGCGACGGACACCAAACCTGCAATGGCCGTGTCGCTACCTAACATCTCATATGCCCTTGGGTTTTTGATGTCGGTAACCCAAGGGGGCACGACGTATACAAGGAGTTCGCTTGAACAAAGCGGCGTGTACGTTCGTATCTATCGACGACGTAAAACTACAGATATGCAGAAGTACGCGGCACTCAACAACACTGTTACGGCTGTTCGTTTTAGTCAGCTAGACGCAGATGACGGGTTTTATCTGTTAGCCGAGACAAGGGTAGACACTACGAACAACGGTGTTTTTGTCGATGACGGGACCATCTTGCCGGATTACAACTGCCGTCTTCGTGACGTTCACGGCTACCAGACATTTCAGTTCTACCCTAAGCCCGACAAGGCGTATCAGACGGACATTCGTTGCATAACACGGCCTCAGCCTTTGGTTGATGACCTCGACACCCCTGTGGTGCACGCTGAGGCTATGAATGTTTTAGTCGAACGTGCCATGGTTTTGTTCTACGAGAACCTAGGACAGCCCCAGCTTAGCGTAATGTCGAGCCAAAAGTACGCTCAAGCTTTGATGACCCTAGCAAAAAGATACGGTGACCTTCGACCCCCTGCCGTTCCTGTGTTACGTAAGATGACACGGGCGACGAGTTCGTACCGTGGCAGAAGCAACTATAGGAAATGGTACAAGAGCTAGGGAGGTCAAATGCCAAAACAAAACACACCCATGATCTGCGGTGGTGTCTACGAAATCATTGATGGTTCGGGGCGCAAACTACAGGCTGTGCTACAGTCTATTACAGAAATCGACGGAACACGTAAAGGAAGCTTGCGTTTCTGCGGGTTTGCCGAAGAGCATGTCTTAGACGGCTCAGACCGCTGGGCGCAGTTTACGTTGATCGGTCGTCCTGCGTCACCGAATGTGGGGCGTCCTAAGAAGAAGGCGTAACAATGTACACAGGCGGCACAGCGTCCCTCGGACCATACATATTAAGGAAACAAGGGAGCGACCTGTTCGTTCCTAACGATATTGCTAACAAGATCGAAAACATGTTTCCTATGGAAGAGGGGACGCTTCGGACTGTCGTAGGTCCTGCTGCCCTTGTAGACATCGGTATGTCGGTGACAGGTTACCGTCGCCCAACATCTTTGCCCGGTGTTCCTGCACTGATTAGCCTGCCCATAAGCTTTGCCTACAGCAACAACATGCACGGGATCTTCCACTGCCGTCTCCGTAACGACGAGCGGGACATTCTGTTGTTGCATACCGGAACCGAACTTTGGGAGTTCACGGGCTGGAAACGTGGTTGGGAGAAGCTTATCTCCGAAAACCCACGTCCCGGTGGGATCGAAGCATCGCTTCAAAGTACAACGCGACCCGAGTTTCCTACTCAGTTTGTTAACACAGGTACGGGTATCGTTATCGTCCCCCAAAACAGCAGAGCCTACTTCTACGATGGACGGATTATCGCCCCTCTTGGCTTCAGTCGTGGTCC